TTGAGGGAGACTTTAATATTAGCACTATGATTCGTAATGCTAATTTTTTTGGTTTTGATAGAGTATACAATATTAGTCCAAGAAAAAAATGGGACAAAAGAGGTAGTGTTGGAACTCATCACTATACTACAATACAACATTTTTATACTGAAGAAGATTTTATAGAAAACAATAGAGATCGTACAATTATTGCTGTAGAGAATAATATTCCAAATTTTGCTAACAAAACAGTAGATTTGTTCACAAAATATAACCTTTACTATAGACCAGTTTTCGTATTTGGTTCAGAAAATATGGGACTGAGCGATTATATACTAGAAAATAGTGACGAAATTATTACTTTACAAAACTATGGTAGCGTAAGATCACTAAATGTTGGTACAACAAGTGGTATAATTATGAGTTATTATAGGCATTTATATCAAACAAATACGGGGGCGTAATGGTATCGATTGGATATTGAAGACTATATAAGCAAGTAGTAGGTGGTATGGCGGCTACTTTAAAACCATACTAAACGCTTTAACTGGCGAAACACAGTTAGCCCTTGCTGCTTAATTAAGTAGCAACAGTTTTAGGAAGCGATGAAGGTAGCGTCCAAAAAACTGTCGTAAAATCCTTCGGCTGCTAGAATAACCAACGGGTTCTGGCCTGAGATTAGTTGGTACGGAAAGATGAATGTTGTTTGTTCTTTAATCTTTCTTAAAACTTATGAATGAAATAAACTTGTAGAAAGTATAATTAGAAATATCGCAAGACGGCAGTTCGACTCTGCCCGCCTCCAATAAATTATGAGTAGAAAAATTTGTACATATTGTGGCAAAAGAAAGAATCCAAAATCTTTCCCAAAACATTGTCACTTTAAAGATAATCTAGACAAGAGATGTCGATCTTGTATCAAAAAACACGCTAAAATTAGACATAAACTACATAAATTAGCACCACCAAAACCATTATATTGTGAATGTTGTGGTAAAATTCCATCAGAATGGAGATTAGACCATGATCATGATGATGATAGTTTTAGGGGCTGGACATGCGATAGGTGTAATACTGGAATAGGGAAACTAGGAGATAACTTAGAAGGTGTTATTAAGGCTGCTAACTATTTAATAATGTCTAAGAATAGAAAACAAAATGAGATTAATAAACAGATGGAGTGAGCATCTAAAAGAAAACAAAATGACATATTGTCAACATATGTTTTTTGCTTTATTTTATGGATATCTATGTGTCCTAGCAGGAATTTCTCTAATTATACATTCCATATTTCCTTGTATACTACAAACAACAGGTAGTGATCTAGTTAAAAAACTAAATAAAAGATTCTCTAATGGACAAAGAACTAGATGATTTTTTAGAAAAATATAAAGAATTTATTCCACAAGATTTTGATTGGGAATTTTATACTTATTATTACTCTGATGTACAACAAGCAGGTTTCGATACCGAAAATCTCGCAAAATATCATTACATAAATTGGGGAAGAAAAGAAAATAGAAAATATTGTTATCCAAAAGAAAAACTTTCTTGTAATAAAATATTTCAAATTGGTTTTAATAAATGTGGCACTTTATCATTATGGAATTTATTTAATAGTTATAGTAAATTAAAGGCTATTCACTGGGACTATGGAAACTTGGCCCAAAAAATATATAGTAATGTTTACTCTGATAATCATTTGCCATTAGACTCTTATGAAAACTATACTTATTTTGGAGACATGGAATGTTTTATAAAAGAACAAAATGTAATAAAGTATATACAAATATATAAAGATTTTTTTGATATTCTTGATATTAATTATCCTGAAAGTTTATTCATACTAAATACTAGGAATATGGATAATTGGATACGAAGTAGAACAAATCATTCTTTCGTCGATACTGATAATAACACAATTCAATATATAGATTTATTTAAAAAAGTATATAACACAAACATAAAATCAGAAATTATTAAAATTTGGAAAAACGACTGGAAAGAACATCATAATAATATTAAAAAATATTTTCATAGAAATATTCATAGATTATTTGTATTTAATATAGAAAAAGATTCGCCAGATAAACTATTTAATTTTTTAAGATGTAGAAATATTAAATTTCAAATTAATACTTTACCATATGATAATAAAACCAAATACAAATAAATCGTATACCGGATACACAGATATTGAATCCGATGATATATGTTTAGTTATGAGTTTTTATAATGCTCTAAATTATAAATCTACAGTAAAAAACTTACAATTAATTATTCAAGAATTAAATAAAACAAATATTCCATTCTATATAATAGAACTACTTTATCCACAACAAAAACAATCTATCCCACAAGCAAATTATATTGTAAGAGCAGACTCTTTTTTCTTTTCAAAAGAGAATCTATGGAATATAATAGAATCTAAAATTCCAGATAAGTATACTAAATTAATATTTACTGATGTAGATATACTATACTCTGATCCAGATTGGATTGATAAAATTTCTATTCTATTAGACACATATAAAGTTATTCATGGTTGCGAATATCTATATAAAGATATTTATAGAAAAAACATTTATGATAATGTAAATCTGAACGCTGGCGATACCAAGCACACAGTTGTCAAATCTATTATTAAACAAAAGTCTTTTGAATTTAACAATGTTCATCCGGGCTATAATATTTGTATCGAGAGAAATTTTTATCATAAAATTGGCAGATTATTTGAATATGCTCATGGAACCGCTGGAGATACTTTATTTTGGGCTTCTTTTGTAAAAGACTATGAACCTTATTGTTGCGCCCTATTTTCTGCTCCAAGATTTAAAGAAGTAAAAGAAAAATACATAGAATATAAAAATAATATATTAAAATTATGCGATCCAATAAAAGATGTTAATTATTTAAAAGATAATTGTGGTTTACATCTATTTCATGGTCATCCAAAAAATAGAGAGTACGGTAATCAAGATAGATTTATTCCTGGTCCAATAAAATTTTCTAAAAACTCTGATGGTGTTATTGAGATGAAAATTATACATCCTATCGTCAAAGATTTGAAACAATATCTTGAGTTTCGCAGAGAGGATGACGATATAGAGGTTGACAGTGTTTGAGCGTTGTGGTATACTCGACATACACACAGGAGACTATTTGGATGACTCACGATTTTAATTATGTTTGGGGAATGGTTCGTGATCTTAGGGCCACAAGCAGCACTATTGATAAGCAAGGAATTATTGAGGACTATTGCAATCATAATTCTGAGGCTGCAAATTTTGCTAAGAAGATTCTTCTTTACACCTATCATCCTCTTTGGCAGTATAATGTCACAAGTGATAATCTGAAAAAGAAAAATTCTCTGAGAGGTAAGAGTTATAAGAATTTCTTTGATCTTTTGGATGACCTAAAGACTCGCAAGATAACGGGCCACGATGCTATCGGAGCGGTCCATACTTTTATTGATAGTCAGTCAAATAAAGACAATATTGAAGAACTCATTTATTGCATTATTGATAAGGATTTGAAAACCCGTGCTGGTGATAAGATTATCAACAAGGCTATTGCTGACCATATTCCAGAGTTCAGTGTTGCTCTAGCAGATAAATATGACCCGAATATTGTAGACTGGAAGGATGGATGGTATGTTAGCAGAAAAATTGACGGTGCTAGATGTATCGCTATTGTTGATAGTAATGGCGATACTACTTTCTATTCCCGTACAGGAAAAGAATTTGATACTCTTGGCGTTGTTGCTGGTGGCATTAAGAATCTTGGTGTTACTAATGTAGTATTTGATGGTGAACTTTGTCTTGTAGATGACGATGGTAATGAAGATTTTCAGGGAGTTATGAAACAACTCAAGAAGAAGGATCATACTATTCCTAATCCATCTTTTAAGATTTTTGACATGATTAGTCATGATGAATTTTATACTAAGAAAGGCAAGTCTAATAAGACTTACTCTCACAGATTGAATAATCTCAAAGAAGTTATGAAGAATAACTCTTGCCCATGTCTCAGTGTTCTTGAACAGGATAGGGTTAAAAATGATGATCATTTTGCTGAATGGGTAGCAAAAGCAAATGAGAATTCTTGGGAGGGGTTGGTGCTAAGGGCAGATGAATCCTATAAAGGAAAGCGTAGTAAGGACTTGCTCAAGTATAAGAGTTTTAGTGATAATGAATACGAAGTAGTAGATGTTGAAATGGGTCCATTTCGTTATGTATTGAATGGTAAGGAACACGAAGAAACTATGCTAAGTTGTGTTACTATTAAACATAAAGGATATAATGTGCGTGTTGGATCTGGCTTCACTATTGAGCAAAGACAGGACTTTCACAAGAATCCTAACAAAATTCTTGGAAAGATAATCACAGTACAATATTTTCAAGAAAGTCAAAATCAAGATGGTGGTATTAGTTTAAGATTTCCAACATTTAAAATTTTACACGGCGAGGCTAGAACAGTTTAAAGAAACACGCTTGACAAGTCGATAACTGTAGTATACAATCAGTATATGGGCATTACAGCATTTGGAGATAAGATGGAAAACGCAACAGAAAAAAAGATTGAGTATACCACTAGCAAAGTTGATGAATTTTTTGCCAATTTTCCAAAAGATAAGATTGTGTCATATAAGGATTATTGGGAAAGTGTTAAGCCTCAAAATAACGATGAAATCTTTAGACGATATCTGTTTGCATACTGCTCTGTACATACCACTTGGCAAGGAAATGTGAAGGGCTATAATGCTATTAAGAACTTTAATGAATGGATATCAGACAAAGAAACTCTAAGAACCAAATTACATAAGTCCGGTGTTGGACTTCATAATAATCGTACAGAATATATTTGGGACTTTCAGAATAAGTTTTGGAGCAATCCGAAAGATTTTTATTTTACAACCAAAAAGTATCACGTTAAGAAACGAGATAATATTGTTGACAAAAT